TTTTGCCATATCTTATTATAAAGTTAATTACACTTTTAAAAGTGACTTTATGAACTTTTTTAAATAAACATGGGTTCAAACCCAGCTTGAGATTCTTGCGGCATATTCATCATGTCGTAATATATATTCATTCCCCAGTTACCTAGTATCAACGCAGAATAGGAGTCCTTTCTTGCTTTATCTACCCCCTTCTGTCTTTTTAAATTAGGCGGCAAATCAAAACTTTGAGTTCCTCCAGCCGAACTAGAAACTTGTATAAGGGCACATTCAGCTTTAGTTAGGTCAATCATATCTTTTTGATGTTCAATAAAATCAATCATCTTAGCACCTACATTTTTTTCGTCCTCGTATTTTGAAAACTTTAAATCTTTTATTGGTATTCTTTTAGCTTTTTGCTCAGAATAGTTATCATCCATTGCCGTCGCTGCAAAATATAATTTCTTTCTATCAAAAGCAGTTTGAAGCATTTCGTTTGCGTTTCTTATCCATACCGATAAAGGCTTTCTTAAGTGACATATTACTTTACTTTGAACATTATATTTTCTTCTAGCCTCCCTTAAATCTTTAACATATTCACGCGGATTATTAAAATCTCCATCAAACATGCCTATTTCTAACTTGTCTTTTTTAAATAGATCGCTCTCATTGCAGGAATTCATAAACTGAACTCCTCCATTATAATCTCCTACAATCATAATTACATTAAAGTGATCTAGTATATATTTAAAATAAGTTATATGTTTTTTTAAATTTGTTCCTGGCAAAGCGTAGCTGTGTACTAGCACTCCTTTTTTCTCTTCTGGCAATAGCTTTATAACCTGTATAGCAAAATCATCAGAAGCTTCAGATTCAGACCAAGAGGGGTCAAAAGCCAAAATATATTCAGCGCCCTCTTCTCCAGCAACTTCTATAGAAGGGGATTCTCCGTCTTCAATTGTACAGTCTGCCATTTTACTAATCTTGAAATAACCAGCACTATCATCAGTAAACTGAGCGTTAAACTCTCTATCAATCTGCGACTGACTCATCGTGCCTCTGGCCTGTGATATTAAGTTTTCATCATACAGTGCTTTGGGCGCACAATCATAACTGAACTGCATAATACATCTCCTACCCTTATTTCTCGCCCCAGGATTAAAGATCATATTCTCATAGGCTTGGTACATTTTATAGAGATATTCGAATTTATAAGACGCCGAAGACAGTCCAATCATTTTATTCGATGGCCACTCCGTTCTCTCGTCTTCTGTCATTTTCCCAACACTAATCATCGCATCTTCTGCGTCTTTAATTTTCTGTCTTTCTGTTGGGTTTTCTACAACAGCTAGGAAAGGCATAATAACTTCGTTTAAAACTTTCTCTGGCATAAGTAAAAGCTCATCAATAATAATCCGCTGGAAACGAAAACCACGAAGCTTTTCACCATCGCCAAGGGGCAAAGCAGTAATGCGGCTCTTACCGATCTGCATTGACCATTCATCGTTAGACTTACTTACTTTACCTATGCATTGTCTAAACAGCTCAGCTTTTGGGTCTTGCGATATATCTTCTATCTTACGAAAAATCATCTTAGATTGACGAAACGATTTTGAAATAATACCAATGTGAACACCTTGATTCATCATCGCGTCCAACAGAGCAAAAATACCAGTAGAGAAAGACTTAGACATACCACGAGACCAGATGCCTAAAAAGTAATCGTTCTCCATCATTGCTTTAACCGCCATGTGTTGAAACGGAAATAGCTCAATACCAGTAAGTAGTTCTGTGGTGAAGGTTACGTTTTCCTTCATAAATTTATATAACCAAATTTTAGCTTTAGTATCCTCCAGATATCCGTCGAGATCCATAATCTGCTGGTTAACTGGTTCCCTTTTTAATGGTTTTTGGCTACCTAATTCCCAACTCATCGATCCTCCTTATCTAAAAAATATTGTACGTCTACGTTCCAGAGTTTCTTACCTAAGTATAGTAATTTTGGAATTAATTCTTCGCTATGTTTTCTACTGTCTGTAAATACAAATTGACAATTATCAGCGAATTCATGTTGAACTGAAATTAAATTAGAAAATACCCATCCCAGTTTCGGAGCCCTTCTGCCTTTTGTAAACACAGCTTCTTTTTCTATTGCTTTAAGAGATTTTTCTACAACAATATACATATAGCTATCTAGCTCAACGCATCTCTGCATCTCTCTTCTGAATCTATCTACTTGCCCTCCAAAGGTTGACAAGAAATCTCCAGCGCTTTTTCTATCTACAAATGTGTTGGTAAAATTGTCTCCACCTAAAGTGTAATCCCCAAAGTCTAATTTTAAAATTGAAGATTTATTAAACTCTAATGGTTGTTGCTCTCTAGTGTCTATCAGAATTTCAACTTCCACATTATCCACAAATTCCTTTGGCATGCCTTTGTAGAATATAGGCTTTACTCCCATAGCCTCGCAAGCTTTGGTATATGTCCCAAAGTGTTTTTTATAAACATCTAGGTCTGGCAATTGTCGTTTGATAAGCTCTAAATGAAAGGGGGCGTTCTTATATTTTTTTCTTTCGATTCTTTTTTTACCCAACTCAAGAATATAATTTTTAACTTCTTCATCTGGCGCAGACTCACACCACTTTACAAGTTGTGATCTATTAATAAAATCGTTTGCGAAGTATTCGTCCTTTTTCTTGAAGGGTAACGGGTTCCCATTTAACTTATTAAATCTGGGGTAGTGTTTTACATAGTAATCCGCCACATACATTTTATGTGCCTTAAGGTGCGCGTGTAGAGCTTTTTCTGTCTCGAACTCAGCTCCGCATTCTTTGCATTTATAGGACATCTTCAATACCGATTCCGAGAACGCGGGCTTTCCATGCAGCCATGCCTTCTAGTCTCTGAGCCTCTTCTTTTATAACTTCTTTTTGCATTTCAGCAATTCGAACCATGTTCTTTCTTTCCTCTTCTTCTTGAAATAGTTGAACTATAGATAAAAATGATGCACTCTCTTTTTGTTTGTTTGCTAAACGCGCCCCACGATCGCCCTGAAGTTTTTTCGTTAAATTTTCTATGCGAGTTTCGCACTGATGATACTCTGAGCTTTTAGCTTTGATAATTTCGGCCAATCTAATACTCATCTCGTCTTGATCATCTGCAGACTCGAACATATCGTTTAGCTTTTGTAGATGAGAGGTAATGAGTTCTAGATTAATAATTTCTTTGCATACATTCATATAAAGATTAAGTTCATCTGGTGTTAGATCTGGCTTGTCCCAAGTTAACCTAACAAACTCCTGCTCGAAAAGTTCTTTATCTCTAAAATTAATATAATTATTGACGATCGCTACAAATCGAGAATTAGATAAATTGATTCTTAACTTATCACAACAAGTGTGTTGATTTCGCGACATTTTATTTTCCTCTAAGCCATATCCAGTCGAGTCATTAATTTTTTTGATGATTCTGGAAATGGCTTGCGGCGGGGTGTAAGCCGCCGAAGGTTCGTTTACTGGAGCTTCTCTATCTTGACCTAAAATATCGTTTACAGCTCTCCATTCATTACTTAGCCTTTTAACTTCTTTATTAAAAAGAACGTCTGCAATTTGAGATGTATTAAAGCCTTCGCCCTCCATCTCTAAAATTTTCTCGACCTGCTCTTCTGAAAGCGTTACATCATCTGACTTCGGGCGTTTTGTGGTTTGAGCTCGTAAACCATTTTCTGCTAAAAACTTACTAACGGCACGGCCTTCTTTAGACCTTCCATCTAAAGATTCATCTTCAAAGACTTTTTTTGTTATGTTAATAATGTTAGGATCATCATTGAACATATTTAGAGTCAATTCTTTTTGCTGATCTGTTAAATTCATTATATTATATCTCTTTCGCTTATTATTTGTTTAGCTTTTTCGTGAAATATCTTTTTTAGATTTTTTATTTGCTTGTAACCTGCAGAGCGCTTTTTTTCATTTGTTTTAAAGCCTAAATACTTCGCGACCTCTTCTTCGGTGCAATTATTTATAAATAGCATTTTAAATGCATTAAAATGCCTTATGCTTAGATGAGGTCTCATCTCTTCGGATAGTTTTTTAGTTGCAGAATCCAGATCTAAAAAGTTGTCTTTTTTTTCGTGAATTTCGTAAATATGATTTTCCATTGTAACTGCTAGTTTTATATCATAAGCTGACTTTTTACTTTGGCGCCATTTCGTACAAATTGGACATGTCAATGGATTGTGATCACTTAAATGTTGATCTGGACAAGGGTTTACATAATTACCATAGTGGTTTCTTAATAAATTTTTGAATTGATTAGATACGACCCTACTAAGCCACGGCTCTATAGGTTTTGACTGATCCCATAGATGCCATTTTTTATAAATATGAGCCATGATGACTTGCTTAATGTCATCGTAATCAATATATGTAACTGCGTCTAGATGCCACTTGCAACGTTTTCTCTCTAAAGCAGCTTCAATTTCTTTAAGCTTTTCTTCAAATGAATGCATTACA